GCTTGCAGGACTTGGCACTCCTACCAAGCAGTTCTCTAGTTGCGTTCTTATCCGTTCAGACGATGATCTCGACTCAATCTTTGCGTCTGGGGAAATGATGGCCAAGTATGCCAGCAAACGTGCTGGCATTGGTCTGGAAATAGGAAGATTGCGCCCCCTGGGTAGTCCCATCCGCGGTGGCGAAATCATGCACACCGGCATGATACCATTTTTGAAAAAATGGTTCGGTGATTTAAGGAGTTGTTCACAAGGTGGAATTCGCAACGCTAGTGCTACTGTATTCTATCCCATTTGGCATCATCAGTTTGATGACCTTATCGTGCTTAAGAACAATCAAGGCACCGAAGAAACCCGAGTCCGTCATATGGATTATGGGGTTGTGCTTAGTGCTTTCTTCTGGAGACGATTCCGCAACCGAGAAAACATAACATTCTTTGACCCTAATGAAGTTCCTGACCTATATGAAGCCTTCTACCGAGACACTGCTCTTTTTGAGGATCTCTATGTGCGCTATGAAGCACGATCTGACCTCCGGAAGAAGACTATGTCTGCAGAAGAGGTATTCAAATCTGGCATCCTTAAGGAGCGAACAGACACTGGTCGTATCTATCTAGTGTTCATTGACAATGTGATGAATCAAGGTCCTTTTGATCCTGAGTATCACACCATTTACCAAAGTAACCTTTGCTGTGAAATTCTCTTACCCACAAAACCGTTCAAACGCCTGGACGATGCGGAAGGACGGATCGCGCTCTGTACGCTCGGTTCGATCAACTGGGGTGCGTTCCGCAATCCTGAGGATATGCGTCGTGCTTGTCGCATTCTTCAGCGTTCGTTGTGTAATATCTTGGACTACCAAGACTTCTTATCGATCCAAAGCCAGTTATCAAATGACGAAATTCAGCCGCTTGGCATCGGCGTTACTAACCTTGCTTACTGGCATGCCAAGCGCGGACTCCAATACGGTAATGCGGATGCTTTGGCCGAGGTTAAAAGTTGGATGGAGCACCAAGCATACTACCTTACGGAAGCTACCGTGGAACTGGCTCGTGAACGTGGTGCTTGTAAAGATTCGGCGCGAACCTGGTATGGTCAGGGTATCTTCCCATGGGAGCGACGAGCCGCCGGGGTCAACGAACTCACGAACTTTCAGCCTGAGCTAGACTGGGAACCCCTGCGTGAACAAATGAAGCAGCATGGAGTTCGCAATGCCACACTGATGGCCATTGCCCCTGTAGAATCCAGTTCGGTGGTGATCAACTCAACCAACGGCATTGAGATGCCCATGAGCCTGATCACTGTGAAAGAAAGCAAAGCAGGATCACTCACACAGGTAGTGCCAGAATACCATCGACTAAAGAATCGTTATCAGTTGATGTGGGATCAAACTGATTGTTCGGGTTATCTCAAGACCGCATCAGTGCTACAGGCCTATGTTGACCAAAGTATTTCGACCAACACGTTCTACAACCCCGCACACTTTGAAGGTCGCAAAGTGCCCACCACCTTGATTGCTCGCAATTTGATGCTGAGTCATCATTGGGGCATCAAGACTTTCTACTACAGTTTGATCAACAAGCAAGGTGCCAAGAGTCAAGATCTTGATGCTGTCAATGACTTTGTAACCGCAGCCGCTGAACAAGTGTTGGAAGACATCGAGGACTGCGAGTCCTGTAAGCTATGAACAGCATTGAACGCATCTGGGCCAGGGCCACTGGACACGTGATGGGACAAACTGACCATGACAGACCCGACGTGCCCATACTCACACTCAAAGAAGCTCGAGTGGCGTTGGTTCTCAAAACGTTCTGGATAGTGATACATGTTGTCACTTGCCTGTTCATTATAGCAAATACCATCCGGCATTGGTAATCACACCAGGCCAACTGAATACAAAAAACGGAGCAACCGCATGAGCAAACAACAATACAATCTGGCAACACGCACTGATTATCTACAACGTAAAATGTTTTTGGATGCTGCTGGGCCTGTGACCATTCAGCGTTTTGAAGAAGTCAAATACAACAAACTGGTAAAATTTGAGCAAGAGGCTAGAGGATTTTTTTGGGTGCCTGAAGAAATCTCACTGACCAAAGACGCACAAGACTTCAAAGATTCTTCTGACACAGTGCGACACATTTTTACCAGCAACCTGCTGCGTCAAACTGCTTTGGACAGTCTACAAGGCCGCGGCCCCAGTCAGATTTTTACTCCAGTGATCAGTATTCCTGAGCTGGAAGCTTTGGTCTACAACTGGACATTCTTTGAAACCAACATTCACAGTCGTTCATACAGTCACATCATTCGCAATATCTACAATGTGCCCAAAGAAGTTTTCAACACAGTTCATGACACTGCGGAAATTGTGGACATGGCGTCCAGTGTGGGTCGATACTATGATCATTTACACATGGTCAATTGTGAACGAGAATTAGAAGTGCCTGTCAAAGAGCATTCACATGTCAAAGCCATCTGGCTAGCACTCAACGCCAGCTATGCCTTGGAAGCTTTTCGCTTTATGGTCAGTTTTGCCACCAGCTTGGCCATGGTAGAGAACAAAATTTTCATTGGTAACGGCAATATCATTGGATTGATTCTCCAAGACGAGATACTTCACAAAGAATGGACAGCTTGGATTATCAACCAAGTGGTCAAAGAAGATCCAAGATTCGCTGCTGCCAAAGCCGAGTGCGAAGACGAAGTCTACCAAATGTATCTGGATGTCATACACGAAGAAAAATCATGGGCAGACTATCTATTCAAAAAAGGACCAGTGATTGGTCTGAATTCTCAAATTCTCAAAGACTTTGTGGACTACACTGCCAAAGTGGCATTGGCAGATATTGGAATACGATATCATGAGCCTGCACCAAAATCCACGCCTATTCCTTGGTTCAACAAACATGTGGACGTGAGCAAGAAACAAACTGCGCTCCAAGAGAATGAATCAACTAATTATGTTATTGGGGTTATGTCTGATCAGCTGGATTACGATCAACTTCCCACTATCTAAGGAGAACATATGACCAATATAGTATGGAGCAAGTACCATTGCTCTTTTTGCGATCAGGCCAAAGACCTGTTGCGCAGTCGTGGAATCAAATTTGAAGAAAGAAAAATTGGCGATGGATGGACTCGCGAAGAACTGCTGGAAGCCATCCCCACTGCTCGCAGCGTACCGCAAATCATTTTAAACAACCAGCACATTGGCGGATTCACTGAACTGCGCCAGTATTTGGAAGAAACTGCTGGCGGATTTGGAGATTGAATATCATGTTAATTAACAAAGGCGTATCAGCTGGCGAAGTGGTCAGCATCAAATTGTTCAGTGGCGAAGAACTGATTGGTTGCTTGGACGAAGCAACTGAAACTGTATACAAACTCAACAAGCCCATGGTTGTTGCCATGGGTCCCAATGGACCTGGGCTCATGCCATTTATGTTCACAGCTGGTCCCAATCGTGTAATACCTGTAAACAAGTCAGCAGTTTCCGTAATCATGCCCACTGACAAGCAGTTTGCGGATCAGTATCTCAGCAGCACCACTGGCATTCAAATGGTTTGAAGCTATCTTTATGGGCATAAATACAATATGCCTCATGAATTTGTAATTGAAAAAAATGGTAGATTACACACATTTCACGATTACGAAAAAATTCCTAAGGATTTTGATGTTGTTGTAAAATTCTTGCCTGAATTACCACACTGTGACCACAGCAATGCTGAACACCAACAACAAAGACAACAAGTGGTCAAAGACTGGATATCAAAATTCAACAATCTAATGGAGATACAAAATGCCAGGTGGAGCAGCAAGAGTAGGTGATCTGTGTATGCCTGAATGTGGCAAAATGCCATTTTCCATTATTAGTGGAAGCCCGGGTGTGCTGGTCAATGGTCAACCAATGGCCACAATAGGATCGGTAGTTGCCCCGCACTTGATCCCAACAACAAAGTGTAAAGGAGCGGCGCCAGGTACCATTATTACTGGCAGCCCTTCAGTGATGGTCGGTGGCTCACCTGCTGCCACGTTGGGTAGTTTACAGTTCAGTGGAGCATTGCCCACTCCTGTGATCACAGCCAGTTTTGATGTGATAGTAGGTTAACCATGGCCGAAATCAGTCCACTACAACTGATCGCTCAGGCCAGCTGGGGCAACAACACTGCCATTGCTGTAAATAGTGAGTTAATTTTGGCCATTGATGCCTATGTTGACTTACCTTTGTTGGCTCCATTGGCCAATGCTGTTGCTAACTCTGCCACTGCTGGTGTTACCACTGCTAACTTATATTTAATTGCCAGCAGCAGTGTACCAGCGTTGGGTAACAGTCCTCCTTTGGCGTTTGTAAACGATCTTGGAAATGTACTTAGTGACTATGGAAATGTAGTACCTGCCAACCCAAATCTGGCTGTGACAAATTTTTCCAATATTGTGATCTCAGTGGGTCAATCTTATCTGTCGGGTAACTTGTACACCACTACCAATACCAGTATTTTTGGTCAGTTGTTTCAGGCCAGTCAGGGTTTTATCAACCAAAACAATTCGTACCTAAATGCGTTGGATATTATCAATTCAAACATTGCTCCGACATTTACCAACTACAACAATTATGTCACTGGTAGCCTTGCTGATGTCACTCTGGCCACTGCCGAGTTTGGACTAGATTTAGAAAAATTGGGTTTTGCTATAGATTTAGCAAATTTAGACAACTTGGGTTCGCCAGCAGCATTGCTAACACAGATTGTGAGATACGGCGGACTAAACGAAACTTTGTCTGGGTTGTTAACAGCACAGCAGATACCATTTGATACCATAGTTGATTTAACCGATGATCCCAGCTTCACAGTCAGTGACAATATCAATCGACGAATTTATTTGGCTCTGTCTGCTATTACCACTACCACTGCGCCGCAATCACTGTCTGAAATTTTAACTTCGTTGTCAGTGACCACGCCCAATATTGTCAGCTTGGCTGATCTGTTGAATCCTGTAAAAATGTTCCCAAACAGCTTTCAAGCCTTGAGTGTACCAACGGTCAAAGGCAGCACAGCTATCTACATCAACAGTGCTGGTGCGGTTAATTCAAGTCTTTTGACATTGCTACCACCATACGTAATTAACACAGTGAGCTGACCATGATAGCCTATGATAGATTGAGTCAAATTATCCCGCCTGATCAGGCTCTGGCCAACAAAGCACTGTCGGTGGCATTGTCGCAGATTTCCAACATCAAAGAAACCAGTTTGCCAGGGCTGGCCAGTGCTTACAAGAACATGGCTTCAGTGGCCAATCTCAATCAAATTAGCACGCTGACAACTCCGCTGCCACCATCGGTACAAAGTTATTATGAGACAAGGTACCAGCTAGGATCTGGTCCAGGCAACACTTTGGTTATCACTGACATGATTGGCACAGCAGCCGGCATTGGTTTTACTGATCAGTTTGAAAATGCTACAGAAATAATTTTGAGCCTCCAGGCCAACGGAACTTTGACTGTCCTGAGTGGCATCTATGGAGACATAGCAAATTCTATCAACGGTGTATATGGAGATGCTTTCAGTGGACCAGTAACTATTCCGTCAGGACCTGCAGCTGGAACATACCTGGCACTGTTTGATGGGTTTGGAAACATTGAAATCACTGCTGCTCAAACTGCGGTCAGTGGAGTAGGTGGCTCGGCAACTGGCATTGGTTGTATTCCAGCAGCACAGACAGCTATCAACAATATCATTGCTGCTAACTCCACAGCAACCAACAGCCTGAATTCAGCTTTTACATCAATGGCTCAATCCATTGTGAGTGAAAACGAAATTTTAAACACTGCCAATATCACTTTGACTGATATTGTTCCAACCAGCTCTCAGTACTCTGAAAGTTTTATGCAGAGTCTGTTTTCGTATGCTACCAATGTAGAAGTCAATGGGCCTGCTCAGTATCTTGAGGCCATTGCCAACCTAGCTGATCTAGGCGGTCAGGCCATAGTGGCAGAAATGCGGCAGGTTAGAAACAACACTGTGCTGACCACCGTGGGTATCATACCCAACAACACTGTGGATCCCTTGGTCACTCCTGGCGCCCAGGTTGCCAATTTGTTGCCCAGTACCTATACCACCCAGCAAGCAGCCAATTTGATAGTGAAATAACTTGACATTTGCTTGGAAATAGTAAATACTTGCTTGTTCGCAACAAAAAATTGCGACCAATTTTTTAAAGGAAAACTCAATGAAGAAATTTTTACTTGTTTTGATGGCCACAGTGGCTACCGCCGCAGCAGCGCAGACTCAGGTCTACGGGCGTGTCAATGCCACAGCTGATTCTACCAAAGTGGGCAATGTCACTACCAATGGCATGATCAATGATATCAGCCATGTTGGATTCAGAGTCACAGAAGACCTTGGTCGAGGACTGCGTGCCACAGCAGTGATTGAAACAGCCGTGGGCACACATGATCCTGTAAGCAGTGCTGACACACGTCTGGGCGATCGTCAAAGCACAGTGGGACTGTCTAGCCGAATGGGCAGTGTAAACATTGGCCGCAGTGTTCACAGCCAATTTGTAGCCATCAGCGACAATGACAGCTTCAAAACCATGTACGGCAGTGTTGCTGGTGATATTCACAACCTGAGAGGCCTGCGCATGAGCAACGGCGTGTTCCTAACTGTGTCACCTGTGAAAGGCATCGCCGCAGCTTGGAACCGTACTCATACCAACACCGGTGCTGAAGCCAGTGCCTACAGCGTGTCTGGCAAACTGGGACCAGCTCAAGTTACCGCTGCTCGTTTTGAACAAGGTCAAGAAAAATCCACAGTGGTTGGTGCCAACCTCACTGTGGCAGGCAATGGCGTGTTTTACAGCTACAGCGACAACGAAGGTACTGCCAAGAAAGCCGGTCACTTGGTTGGTGTGAGTCGTCAACTGGGTGCTGTCACTGTCAAAGGCAGCTATGGTCGTACCAACACTGATGTCAAAGCTTACAATGTGGGCATGGACTATGCGCTGAGCAAGCGTACCTCAGCTGGAGTGGCTTACCGTTCTGTGTCAGCAGCCAGCGACACTCGTCAGGTTGGTGTGGGACTTACACATCTGTTCTAATCATTTGTACAATATATTTTGTATAACAGTAAAAACCCTGCCCAGCGCAGGGTTTTTCTTTTGGTTGACCAAAATTTCTTCATTTGCTACAATAACGCATAGAAAGGAAAATTTGATATGAACTTGAAAGTAAAAGCTTTGTTGTTGACCCTGGGTGCCCTGGGCAGCAGTATTGTGGCAGCCCTGGCCACTGTGGAAATTGTAAAGATGATCAGCATTGATCTGTTGCCCTGGATAGGCGTAGGGTTTTTGATGATCATGGCCGTTTATGTTCTTTATAACATGATCTTGGGCCAGCTCCAAGATCAAGCCAAAATCCAGCAA